AAAAGGAGGAATAAATGGCAGAACTTATTTTGGGTAAAGACCTAATGGTCTTCTTCCGTCGTGTCAAAGACCAAAAGACACAAGACGCTGCTAAAGTACGTTTCCAAACAGAACATACCATCAACGCTGAAAAAGAGGTCGAAACTACCAAAACTAAAGACGGTGTGGTTAACTCAATCTCAGACGGTGAAGTATCTGGGGAGTTCGTATCACTCGCTTATCGTGAAGATGGCACAACTACTGAAATGTGGCGTGAAATGCGTAAATGGTTCATCGCAGGCGACAAAGTAGAGTGCTGGCAAGTTGACCTTGCTTCTAAACGCGCTTCTGGTGGCAAAGATGTCTATGACGTTGAATATTACCAAGGCTACCTTAAGAACTTTGAAATTTCAGCACCCGCTGACGACAAAGTTGAGCTTTCTTACGAGATGGCTATTGATGGCAACGGTATTATTTCAACCGACAGCTTGACAGACGCTCAGAAGAAAGCAGTCGCAAGCGCTCAATACGACTACCACACTCTTGCTAAAGAAGACGGCCTAGTGGCGTCTATCTAGTCTAATTGCAGGGGCTTTGTGCCCTTGCTTTTTTTGTATAAAGGAGAAATAAAACATGATTCTATCTATCAACGGACGAGACTTTAATTTGATTTTTGGGCTTGCGTTCTTGCGTGAAATCAACAAATTGCACTCAGCAGAGCTTGAAGGAATGAAGACTGGCTACGGAGCTATGACACTGATTTCAGCGGGTGTCGCTATCAACGACCCGTTAGCTTTTGTGGATATCATCAAAGCTGGCACAATTACGGCGCCACAGAAACCAAGTGACGCTGACATTGAAGCCTATCTTGCTGATTTGATTGACAAAGGTAAATACAAAGAGACGATTGAGTCAATTATCGACGAGTTAAAAGTGTCATCCCTACTCAAACTCGCAATGAACGTTCAAGAGTAGGGCACAGTCAACCAGATTATGATTTCAGCTACAGGGACGCAATGGCTCTCTTGATTGCAAGGCATGGCATGAGCTATTTGGAAGCTGCTAGGACGACACTTGTCGAATTCGAGGTATACAATACCGCTTACGCAATCAAACAAGAGGACGCCCGCTTTAACGCAGCAATTCAAGCGTGGTATAACCAGACCGTCCAAGCTACCAAAGGCAAGGGCAAGAGTGTTCGCTCAGCTTACAGAACCTTTAATGAGTTTTATGACCATGAAAAAGAGTTCAGTAAGATATTTAAACCAGAGGACACTGCGCCTAGAAGTCGAGCGCTCTCGTTAGCTGATAAGAATAGGATCATCAATCAAACAAAGAAAGGGGGTAGTTAATGGGAGCATCTTTTGACGTTACGGCCATATTACGTGCCAACTCAAGCGACTTCACCAATGGTGTCAATGCTGCTAGGTCTGCCCTTGCTGATTTGAGAAATCAGTCTGGGGGCATGCTTGCTCAAGTTGGTAGCAGCTTGAAGTCAGTTGGTAGCGCCATGCAGTCAGTCGGTGCAGGAATGACCACGGCTTTCACACTGCCTATGGTTGGTGGGTTAACTGCCGTCATCAAAGGTTATGCAGACCTTGAGCAATCTTTGGGTGGTGTTTCTACGCTGTTCAAACAGAATGGTTCAAGTGTCAACACCCTTGCCAGAGACTACGGCATGACCAGGGAACAAGCCCAAGCGCTGTATAACACAATGGACCGTGAGGGAACCAACGTCATCGAGAACGCCAACCGAGCATATAGAACGGCTGGTGTATCTGCTAATCGATACATGGAGCAGGTGACGTCGTTCTCAGCTACCTTGCTACAAGGTCTAGGCGGTGATACTGCCAAGGCTGCAAAGTATGGGGATAAAGCGCTTGTCCAAATGTCTGATAATGCGAATAAATTCGGTACTAACATGACCGATATTCAAAACGCTTATCAAGGCTTTGCCAAGGACAACTATTCAATGCTGGACAACTTGAAACTTGGTTACGGTGGTACCATGTCCGAAATGGCTCGTTTGGTCAATGAATCTGGTGTCTTGAATGGAGAGTTTGAAGCTACGGCTGATAATATCCGTGACATTCCATTCCATACCTTGATTGATGCCATCGGTATTACTCAAGATAGGCTTGGAGTCACCGGAACGACTGCAAAAGAAGCGAGTACAACCGTGTCCGGTTCGTTCAATTCCATGAAGGCTGCCGCTGAAAACTTAGTGGCCGGTCTTGGTAATAATGAAGCTAATATCAAGCAGCTAATGGAAAATATGAAGCAGACTATCATCACGTTTAAAGACAATGTGGTGCGTGTTCTAGGGACTATCTGGGACAATCTGCCTGTTGACGGTTGGGTTAAATGGGCGGCACTTATCGTTGGAGCAGCAGGGCCCATTATAGCAATACTTGGAACCTTAATCATTTGGGTCGGAAACGTCGTTTCTGCACTAAGTACAATCGGTGGTGCTATTAGTTCAGTGGTAGGGTTCTTTTCAAGTGGCTCTACCGCAGCTAGCGGTCTAGGTGCTGCTTTCAGTGGGCTATCAGTCGGAGCTCTTGCTGCATTTGCTGCGATTGTTGCCGCCGTCGCTATGGTCGGGGCTGCACTCGTTGATTTGTGGAACAATAACGAGAATTTCCGTGCACAAGTTACGGCGATTTGGGAAACCATTAAGAGTGCAATCACTAACGCTGTTCAAGCAATTGTGTCGTTTGTTATGTCGATTTGGGGGCAGTTAACGTCATTCTGGAACGAAAACCACGCCTTGATTATGCAAACGGCGACGACTTACTGGAATATGTTTAAGGGAATAATTGAAAGCGTCATGAACGCCGTTCTCCCAGTGGTTCAAACTGGTTTGAATTTGCTTATTACATTGTTTTCTACATCTTGGCAACTTATTACCACTGTCATTTCCACGGCTCTTGAAATCGTGTTAAACATCATTAAGATGGCTATGCAAATCTTACAAGGTGACTGGTCTGGAGCGTGGGAGACACTCAAGACTATCTTGTCTACTGTTTGGGAAGGCATCAAGTCTCTTGTTTCAATCGGTATCAATGCTATTGGTCCGATTATCCAAGCGGGTATTCAATTTATTCTCGCAATCTGGAACGCAGCATGGGCATTGTTAGCTATTCCATTCCAAACGCTTTGGGCATTGCTTCAACAAATCGCTGGCGGAGCTATGACTGCCATTAGCGGTGTGATTAGTGCCGGGATTGCCGTGATTCAATCCATTTGGTCAGCAGCGTGGACGGTTATCCAGACAGTTTTCTCAACAGTTTGGAACACAATCATGTCTATTCTGTCACCTATAATGGCTGGTATCTCAAGCATTATTTCAAGCACCTTGTCAGCTATTCAAGCGATTTGGAACGCTATCTGGACTGGAATTCAAGCTGTTTTAGCTGGTGTATTGGCTGCTATTGTTGGTTTGGTGACTGGTAACTTCTCGCAAGTTCAATCGGCTATCACATCGATCATGTCAGCTATCCAATCAACTATCAGCGCAATTTGGAACGCTATTTTGTCGCTTATTAGTAGCGTATTGAGTGCGATTGCTAGCACTGTATCAAGTACATGGTCAGCTATTCAGTCAATCGTTTCAAGCGCTATGAGTTCCGTTCAGAGCATTATCAGCTCTGCTTGGAGTGCTGTTAGATCAGCAGTAACAAGCGCCATGAGCTCAATTCAATCAGCTATCACTAGCGGATTTAGTGCCGTGGTATCAGCGGTAACAAGTGCTGGTCAGCGTATCATTTCAGCGGTTCGTTCAGCGTTCAGCGGTGCACTAAGTGCAGCCCGTGGGTTTGTTGGACAAGCTGCAAGCGTCGGTTCTCAATTGATTAGCGGTTTCGTTAGCGGGGTAACATCAGCAGCCGGGAAACTGATTTCAGCGGTTAAAGGCGCTGTAAGCAATGCCATTAACGGAGCTAAAGCCTTGCTTGGTATCAAATCACCATCTCGTGTGTTCCGTCAATTCGGTATCTACACAGATAAAGGTTTCATCATTGGTATTGATAGCAAAGCGGATCAAGTAGCTCGTTCAATGCGCTATATGGCTCAAGGTGCTATCGACGCGTTCACCGGTCAAGATATCAACGGAGCCATCACTGATGAACTTGGTAGCATGGATGGTCAGTTAGGTCGTTTGGCAGGGTATGATCCATCTGTTTCGTTCAACGGCGGTAAGATGTCGGTTACTCAACAGGCAGCGGATATCGTGCTTAAAATGGGCGATGCGACTTACAGAGCATTTACTAATGACATCACTAACGCTCAATCAATGGAATTAATGCTTGATAACTATTAGAGAGAAAAGAGGTTTTAGCTAATGTATGATTATGCTTCATTGAAGCGCACGGAATCAACGGTGCTGCAAAGAGCGCCAGTTGATAACATACGTATCAACGGGACGCCTATTGAGGATATCATCCAAGGATATCGACAGCTTACAGTTAAGGGGCGTTCACTGCTTAACCGCGAAATTTCAACTACTCGTGTTCCTGGGCGCCGTGGTGTCTGGGTGGACAGTGTCAACGACTCGGAGCGTGAGATTGAGGTTAAATATCAGTTAACTACAGTCACTAGCCAAGTCATGAGGACCTCTTTCCGAGAGCTTAACCGCATTTTGAGAGAGGTAGGGCCTAGCGGCTATCTTGAAGTAACATTTGATGATGAGCCAGATTTCACTTACTACGCTATCTTCAAGGAAGCGGACGAGGTTGAGGAAGACAGGCTTTCAGTCATTAGCAGTTTCGTTTTGCTAGTGCCAGACGGCTATAAGAAACGAGTTCCAGAGCGTTCTAACGACATCGTTTATCTAACTTATGCTAAGCAGGTAATACCTGAGAAGATTGTAGCCGTGACATCTACAACGGCAACGGAATTTGAAATTATCAACGGTCAAACTAAGCTATCGTTTAAGGGTAGCTACGCAGCTAATAAGGAAATCGTCATTAAATTTGGCGACGAAGAAGTGACCGCTACTTATGATGGTCGTAATATCCTAAGTGAATTACAACGTTTTAGTCCATTAGAGCAGTTTTACGTGAAGGATGGCGACAGATTGTCCGGAAAAAACGTGACGATTCGTGAAGTGCAGTGGAGGGATGAAAGTCTATGATCTATTTATTCGACAAGGACGAAAAACTTATCAAGATTATTCGCAAGCCTGCAATTAAAACGGCTTTGCAAAAATTCAGTCTTACCACTGAAAATTACGTTTCAGACCGCTTGACTGTCGAAATGAAAGCCTTGAAGGACGACGAACTGGCAAAACTGGAATACATGGCCATTCAGTCAATCGACGATGCCCACAAATTCCATTACTTCTACATTCCCCAAGGAAACACCAAGGGAGATATCACAACGCTTGTCGGTGTTCAATCTGGTATCGAGGAGCTACGCAAGACGGTAGTTTACGACAAACGCCCAACGGACCAACGTGCTAGACCGGTTATTGAATGGCTTTTAACCGGGACGAACTGGTCCCCTCGGTTTATTGCTGAAACAAACCCAAAGAGTACCAATTTCTATTACATTTCCACATTTGATGCTTTGAAAAAAGTGTGCAAGGTGTGGGGCTTAGAAATGCAGTTCTTTGTTGAAATGAACGGCAGTCAGATTGGTGCTAGATACATTGATTTCAAGCGCAAAATAGGTGAAGCAGTCGGAAAGCGTGTGGTTTATGGGCATAACGCCCTTGAAATTCTGCAAGAGGTTGAGAAGACAAACCTATACACTGCCTTAGTTGGTCGTGGAAAAGGTGAACAAGTCAGCTCAGCGGAAGACACCGGGAAAGACGCTGACGGATATGGTCGAAAAATCAACTTTGAGGAAATTGTCTGGTCGAAAGCCAAAGGGGACCCACTAGACAAGCCCCTTGGCCAGAAATACCTTGAAATTCCAGAAATGACCGCTAAATATGGCATTAAGCAACCAGACGGCAAGATGCGCCCTAAGATTGGTTTTGTCGAATTTAGTGAGGAAGAGGATAAGAACGAGCTTATCAAACAGACTTATGATGCTTTGATTGAGTCTTCAAGACCTAAACTAACACTTAAAACGTCAACAGTGTATCTCAAGGGTGTTCAAATTGGCGACACTATCCGAGTAGTCCGACATGACAGACACCTTGATTACGATACACGCATCTTTGAGATCACGTTCAATCGCTTAAACAACGAATCTAGCGACATCAAGCTAGGGGACCGAGTTAGCGAAAGCAACGACGCAAAGGTACAGAGTACCGTCAACAAAGCTCTTGATGAGTTTAAAGCTGGTGAGTTTACTGAGTTTGTCAAAAAGTTGCCAGAGTTTATCCCGTCAGCTAATGGTTTTAACCATAACTGGTACACAAGCACTGATCCAACAGAATCTCACCCTGGACAAGTCCTAATCAATGATTCTTGGTACAAACCAGACCCAGAACATGAGGGACACACTATCATGTATCGCTGGACTGGGGAAATGTGGCAAGAGGTACTGAGAACATGGGACGGCACGGGGCTTCAAGACAAAATCAAGAAAGAATTCGAGAAAGTCGCAGCCGACATGGCTAAACAGCAATCAGAACACGACAGAGTGGTTGCTGAAATCACAGCCAAGGCCACTAATGCGGAAACATTAGCCAGTTCAGCTAAATCAACCGCAGAGGACGCTTTTAACCGTCTGAATGATGTTAAGAGCGAAGCTATCGCAGAAGCTCGTTACTTGGACACAGTCGAGCGTGCAGAGACAGAGAAGAAGATTGCTGCATCTAAAAAAGACGCACTATCAGAAGCTGTCAAACTGGTCGATAATGCTAAAAGTACGCTAAACACGGACTTATCAGAGACTGAAAAGAGAGTTGAAGCTCTAAAAGG